TAGAATCGGCATTGTTCTTGATAATGGCAAGTTCACCAAGTGGTCAAATCTGACGCACCAACAGCGGCTAGAGGTCGCGGCAAGTGGGCAGATGCTCAACGTGCCTCAGCACGTTCTAGATGCGTGCGAAGAATGCTGCACTGAAAGTGAGTGGAGCAAAATATTTGTGACTATTCTTGGGAGCTGAAAATGACTAAAATTAAAGTTTTCGCATTCATGTTGGCGCTGTTCGTGCCGTGGTCTATTGTCTCGTGTTTTGAGGCTAATTTTAGACAGCAAGAGGTGGCAACATGCAAAGATTGATAACGATTTTGTGGTGTCTTGGCGCATTTGCGCTAGAGGTGGCAACGTGGGCGGCCGCCGCATATGTAGCATTTGATGAGATGGCTATTGGTTGGGCCGTTTTTCTTGCCGCAGCATCATCAATTTTTTTAATGCCACGCCAGTGGCCAATTGATGACGAATATTTGCGCAATAGCGCTGCGGGAATGATTCATCGCAGCGCTATTGTGCTTAGCTCGCTGAGCGTTATTTGGGTGCTCATTCGTGGGTTTGGGCTATGAGTTACGACAACAACGAACAATTCACAGCAGTAATAGCAGTAGGCCTCGGCGGAGTTCACGCAATCATTGGCGTGGAGCCATCGAGCGGCCTAGGGTTTGATTTTGAGACTGGCGCTCTAAGCGTGCAAGAAACTGTCGAGCACTGGATTTTTGGCCGCGATTTAAAATGCGGCGTTCACGGGGTTTCTGGCATTTACAGCTGGGACAATAAAGACGAAAACGGGCAAAGCTTTGCAGAGTTTAGTGTATCAAAAGTGGAGCCGATACTGACAACAACGAAAGAGAGGTTTTGAAAAATGCAAAGCGTTTATTTATCAGAAAGAGAAAAACAGGATAATTTTGCAAAAATGGCTGCGAGATATTTTAATTTAAACAAAGAAAAAACCAGCTTTACAGAAGGCGAAATCGAAAGAGGTTGTTTTTTTGCGCTCAGATATGGATGCGACGGCAATGGGGTTGTTGTTTTCAAAATTGACGACTTCGTTAGTCCGACAAACTATATTGATATCTGCAAAGAGGTAAGCATGTAAATGAAAAACTGCCCATATTGCAAATGCGGCTATGCGCCGCTTACAGGCGACCCCGCCAACCGTGTTGGCATTATTGGCATTGCTGGCAGCATGAAAGCTGCATACGAATCTACCGAGTGCGGTCAGTGCGGCGTTAGGTTCCAGTGGCTGCCGCAGCGCGTAAATGCGGCTTATGCGATTCGGTGCGCGAGTGAGGCGGCCATCGCAAGTAGCGCGAGAATTTCAATATGAGCGAAATAGAATCCCTACGAAAAGAGGTATTACTTCTGCGCAAAAAATGCCAAAAACTTGAGAGCAATATAATAAAAAATTCTAGCGCAAATCGCATTGATCTGCCTTGCGAGTGCGAAAACCCGCACTATACTCAAACTACAGCAACCAAAACCAACCGAATATGCACCCTGTGTGCAGGAGTTTAAAAAAATGAAAAAGATACCGACAATATTTAAACGCGACGTTGAAAATATGAAGCTAGTTTTAAGCGAGCAAAACCTAAAGTGTGATTGGGTATTTAAAGGCGAAGGTATTGCTACTCGCAAATATGACGGGACATGCTGCCTGGTTCGCAATGGTATTTTATACAAGCGCAGAGAGCTAAAGAAAGGCGACAAAGAGCCCTTAGGTTTTGAGTTGGCTGATTTTGACAATGAAACAGGTAGGACGGTTGGATGGGTTCCAGTTTCAAAAGATGACCCAGCGGATAAATACCATAACCTAGCTTTTGATTTATACTCTCACCTGAAGGATGGAACCTATGAATTGCTTGGAGATAAGGTTCAGGGTAACCCAGAAAAGATAAGCGGTCATATTTTGCTTAAGCATTCTCATATGGAAGAAATGTACCCGCCAAGAACTTTTGAAAGATTGCGCGAATGGATTAAAGATAAAGACATTGAAGGGATTGTCTTCCGTCACGAAGATGGGCGAATGGCGAAAATTAAAAAGCGTGATTTTGGCTTTGCGCGATAATTAACGCACACTATGTACGGGAGTTTAAAAATGAGCAACGAAACCAAGTTTAAAACTTTAGTATTAGCAATTCTTGTTGGCGTAGCAATGGCGGCGGCAGCGTTTGGCTATGCTGTGGAGCCCGACAATAAGCCTGTTGCATCGTTCGGCGCCGCCTGCATTGCAGTGCTGTTGTGTATTGTTTGGCTTGAGTCGCGATTTAATATCGTGACAGATGACGTTGAGATTCGAGCAATTCGCGCTGTGCGTGTTGACCTGCAGCGAAAAATAGCAGCGCAAGCCAGTGGCCGCAGACGCTCGGACGGGCCAAGCCAAAAAGTTTTGGATGAGGTTAAAAACTTTATGAAATGCCGTAGTTGATTTTTTGCACACCTTGTGCGCCAGTGCTAGAATGTCAAAAAACAAACCAACACTGGCGCGATCAATGACTCAGCATATTCCTACAGACGTTGTTAAAAAATTTAGGGCAGCGCTCGCAGACAAAAGCGGCGATCTGTCTAGAGAATTTCACGAGCAATACCCACAGTTTTGTGAAAAAACATTAGATTATTTTGAGAGGATGGGGCGATTCGCTGAAAATGCAGCGACACGCGACGATTTAACGGCACACATTGACGCGGTAACTGATGTGCTAAGCCGACAGACAAGCCAAATAAATCTACATGACCGACGAATCAATGAACTTGATTATCGCGTAAAACACCTAGAGCAATTAGCTACCCACACAAAAATCAGCGTTGACGCAAATACAGCTATTTCAAAACAGACTCTGCAGCTGGTCGAGCTCTCTAGCGCAAAAATAGATCAGCTCACTGCATCGCCAATTAAATCACTGCCAGCCATCGCCTATCCTATCTTGGGCGTTATTGCACTGGCATTAATAGCAGCCGCCAGCGGGCAGATGGCCGCGTTTATAGGTTGGCTTGGTACAATTAAAATATTTGGGGGTGCGTAGTGAATCCGCTAGCTATTGTCGAAATCGGCGCAAAATTAATAGATAAATTGATCCCAGACCCACAAGCAAAAGCGGCGGCAAAGCTTGAGCTTCTAAAAATGCAAAACGAAGGAAGCTTAAAGGAGGTTGAGCTGTCTCTAAGTGCGATAATCAGCGACTCAAAAAGCGCAGACCCGTGGACTAGCAGGGCTCGCCCAACTTTTCTTTACGTCGTTTATATTTTGATTTTGTGGTCGCTGCCAATGGGGGCCATGTTTGTGTTCAGCCCTGACGCAGCCGAACGGTTTACTAATGGCTTTGGGTTGTGGCTTAGCTCGATCCCTGAGCCTGTTCTAACGCTGTTTGGCACGGTAATGCTGGGGTATATTGCTGGTAGGTCATTTGATAAAATTAAGGGGGTGGCTAAATAGCCAGTAGTCGGCGCATGCCGGCGAGTGTCGTTGAGGCCTCAATCCTATCGCAGTTTGCGGAACCGGCATAGAGCTGGTATAATTGAGTTGGGGTAAGCGGCTCCCCCCTAATGAATTCGCCTGAAATGGCAAAGCGAGCGTGGGTTTCGGTTGGGCGCCCCATAGCGTGTTAAGTCACGAGGATGCATAAATGCAAGTGGCTCGGAGATAGACGGAAGGCCGAGCAAACCGATGACAGCCGGAAAGACGGCACCATTCAATCAACTATCGGATAAGCCGCGGCAATTAATGACATCACAGCTCAACTAATGTGTCGCATGCCGGCAAGCCAATTGATAAAGCCAAAAAGGCTGTATAAATAGCCAGTGGTCAGTGCTATGCCTCTTCCCCAATAAACTTTTCAGCCATGCTTATATAATGCTCAACAGTGCCGGAACCTAGCTCGCTGTTGTAGTATTTTTTCCACATAGCAGCACGCTCAGCTCTCGTCATAGGTATTGCGGGCATCAAATAAACCTTTAGACGGCACCATATTGCCCCTACAAGAGGTGAGTATTCTAGGTCGCTAAACGCCACCCTGTTTATGTCGATATTGAACTCTGAAATCAAAGGCTTGACGAATCGCTGTGATCTGATTTTTGTATCAACAAACCCAACGCTATCAAATTGGAAAACACCCTTTCCTTGTTCGAAATGCCTGTCTCGCACGCTGCCTAAGCCTGTTTCGGCAGCCGCTATTTCTAGTAAAAATTTAGATGCAATAGAAACGTTTTTATTGTTGATAATTTCGCACGCACGATGAATGTGATTGTTTAATTCTTGCTCTGAGCTTAGCCCATAAAAAATCATATTTGAACACCCTGGTTAACATAGCCGCCCTCGGCGGCTAGTATTTTTGCTATAAATTTATTCAATACAAAATCGCTCAATTAGTGTTTTTGTCTAACCTACAACCCACGTCCCGGGAGTTCCTGCCGCGGAGCAAACAAATTTAGTAGCCCCTGCCGTTGGGGCTTCATCTATTACTGTATCCATGACGCGCCACGTTCCAGCTGTTGGTGCGGAAGACCCCTTTCGACGAACCCAAGCCTCTCTATAGTTTCCAAACTTCTGATAATTTTCAACCTCTGTTAAAATAAAACCGTACAAATCAATCGTATTCGCTACCCCCGCAGTACCATTTAGGGTGGCGAACCCTTCTGTTGCAGTTATGTCAACCGTATACCACGCCATCGATACCGCGTCTATGCCCCCTCCCGCCCAAAAAGTGCTGGAGGTTTCTGCAAAAGTTGGGCTAGACACACTAAAACCGCTTTTTCCGAATGTCCTATTTGATATGCCTCCGGTATTCCCACCGATCAGCAGGCACATTGCCATTTTAGTCCCCACAAAACTCTCAGGGACCGAAAACCTGCACGCATATGTAAAATTTCCTGCGGTAGTTAATTCTAGTTTATATCTAGCGAAAGGATTTTCAGCTGGAGCAGCCATCGTAACGACTGTACCGCCACCAATGTCATAGGGTAGCGTTTCAGGCCTATCAAATAAACCGTTAATAAAATAGTTGTTTAGTTTGTCGCCGTTCCTTAGGGATCCTGCAACGCTGGTATAGCTGAATGGAAAATATGATTGCACGCGGGTGTTGTAAAAAAATATCTTGCTTGTATCTAGGCAGTGAAAATCTGAGCCGTTATCGCGAGTGCCGGAGCTAACGCCATAATTTGAGTATACGTTACGCTCAACAAGCGCGTTATGTATTTCACAGATTCCTGATCCGGATGTCTCTATTCCTCCGCAATGATAATCGACCTTTTTATCAATGCCGGAAGTTCCAGCATAACCAGCTGATAAGTTGCCACCTGAGCCAAGTGAAGATATGATTTTCTGATCTAGTATTAATCTTCCGCCTGTTACGTTTGCAACCTGCCACGGCCCATCCCCCAGGTAACACGCTTCAAACCTAGTTGCGCCGGAGTTATGTATTATGTGAGTTCTGTTGAATTCAAATACAGTATCATAAACACCAAAATCATTGTTGCCGTCAATCCTCATTCCGCATAGATGGTTATCTCTAAAATGGCCGCCTTTAATAGGGCTGGAGCCAACCGCTGCGCTAGTTGTATCATCTAGCCAAAAACCCGTGTTATTATTGTGACAATTTAGATTTTGATATTCCTGATAATATGCTGAATCGTGATGAACTCCGTAAAAATAACCGCTAATGAATAAATCACGAAATGACGACCATTGCTTGTTTGTTGTTCCATCTATTTTTATCGCGGTGCCCGCATCTGCTGGATAATAGTCGCCTACGCTTACAGGTGCGTCAACAGAGCCCTTAAAATTCAGGTTGCCCATGGTCACTGTCCCGCTCGGCTTTAGCGCAACACTCGACGCGCCGAAATTTGCTTTAGTGACAAAATGAGGCTCACGAATTGAGCCCTCTCCAGCATAACTCTGATCTATGCCAGTGGCGTTGGTGGTTCCAATAAGCAAGCCATTATCGGTTTTTGGGATAACGATGTTGTCTGTAAGCACTCTGGCTGCAAAAAGAGCTGGCTGGCTGTCATTTACAAAACTAGCGCCAGCATCTACGCAGCCTATATCATAGGCGTTAATAATCTGATCATTATTAAGAGCATAAAACCCACCGCCTAAGTCATGGTTTCTTCCCTGCCAAATCCCGCCAACCAGCGTTGATAAATTACCAGGATTGACATTAGTTATAACGTAATCAGCGCCGCCTGCGTTTGATGTTGTATTGTTGACAACTGTTGAAACTTTGCGGCCAAGGTAGTCCGACCAAACAATTGAACCAATACCATTAAGCGGTGTGCCAGTCTTCATTGCCGCTACTGTGGCGAACTCTGCCGAAACGATAGATTGATAACCGTCACCCTCGTAATTGCTTATGTTATCGCAAACCCAAAGAGCGTTAGCGGTGTTGTCCGCGTCGGCGTCGGCGGCTGTTGCGTATAGTGCAGCCTTATAGCCACCGTCAACATACGGAACAAATACAGAATCATCATCAACAGAATTGGAGATTGGCTCGCCGCGAGTGTTAAGCTTGCATTTTGTTAAGCTTGAGCCTCCTATATCTAGCGTCCACATTAGTTTGTTAGTAGTGGTACCAACGTCATAAAGTTTAAGCCAGTATCCGCTGGCCGAGGCTCCGCCTGCATTTTTTGAATACTGGGGTGGTAATCCTGCGATTGAGCGCCTAGCCATTATTTTCCTTCCTCGTCTTTAGTTAGCCATGGGACTAATCCACTGGCGGTAATTGCGGTAACGTCATTTTTGTCTAACTGACGTAAAAAAACCTTGTATTGATCGGACGACTTCAGCCTCGCTGCGGCTGCTCGATAGCTCGATGACCCTGTTCCGCTTCTTGCTGCATTGATTATCGCGTCCTTGAAGGCTTTTGAGTTAATCATTTGATCAACGGCGTCCACTGCCGGAGTGCGCTCCTTCGCGAAAAGCTTGGCGACATTTCCGGCGAAAGTTGCGGATGAACCTACCCCTGGTACAGTTTGGTATTTGTCGGCCAAGCTATATAGCTTGGCGGCCAAGTCCGCTGTTTGATCAAGCCTTTTGTATGTATCTAGCTGTATTCCGGTTCTTATTCTATTGGCCTTGACGCTGGATACTCCCTGCGCTAGCTCGTAAATATTGTCGAGCCTTCTTACCGCTTCTGGCGGGGCAAACTGCTTAAGGCTCTTATATGCTGCGCTCTCACTTCCGGCCGGTGCTCTAGTTAGGTTTCTATACCATTTTGCGTACTGTGTCGCATCAAGCTGACGCGATGAGTCTCGGCCTCCTGTCAGCGCTCGATTTAGCGATGTGGCAAGAACCTTCTGGCGGTATTCTGGCGGTATTAACTCCATTTTTGCGCGAAAGTCGTTAACCTCGCCTGCGGAAAGTTTTGCTATCGCGCCATCAATTTGTGGGAATATGCTGCCCGTCAAATTGTCGCCCGCCAATGTTTTTGTTGCGTCCTGTAGGGCGAAACGCTTAGCACCAATTTTTTTAGCCTCTAGTAGCTGGTCCTTTAGCCCAAACTGTCCCGCTACGCCGATTCTAAGATCGCTCAGTTTTCCGTACAAGTCATTTAATACCGACAATCTAACATTGCTGTACACGTCAGTCTCCCGTCCAATCGCTGCACCTATATCCGCAATTGCGTCATCTAGGTTTGCATAACTCATTTTTCCATCCTTAACCAACTTGAATATGTCGCGCTCGGCTTTTGATAGGTTCTCTATTCCTCGCCTAGTGCGTGCCCTTGACGAAAGCAGGTTTTTTAATGGTTTGGCGTTTACTATCAGATCGGCGCCAATATTTTGGCGAATTTGCCCATAAAGCAAATCTTCCTCCCTTCTGATCTTTTTAATTGCGTCCTGCATGCCACCTATAACCTCAGAAGACATAGCGCCGCGATCAATTGAGCCTCCCATGCCGCTAATCAGGTCGTCAGCCTTTTGCGACAACCCCTCGGTGAACGAGTCAAACACGGTCGAAGCTGTGGACGCTGGCCTTGCGGCAAGCGCACCATAAAGCTCCTGAGTGGCCCTGTTCTCAGACATAACACCAAGGGGCACGGCATCCGCATCAAGGCCCAATTCTCTCGCAGCCTGTGCACGTCTGGCGCTTGGGGCTGCCACTGCAACACTCTCCGCGATGTCTGCAGCCTGATTTGTTTCGGCTGCGTTGGCAAAAACTTTTGCTACGTCAGCGCCGGAATCGTCTGCGGCAGACGCTACGAAGTCGGCAAACGTGGTGTTATTTTGCTGAAGCAGTCGATTAAATCTAGCTGTCGGCCGCCCAAGATCATCAAGCAGCGCCCCAGCTGATGTATCACCTAGCCTAGCAGCAAGCGCGCCGCCAGCGCGACGCACGACAGGTATAAGAGCCTCAAGGCCACCGCCAATAAGGCCTCCAGCAATCGCGCTTTTAAGCACCTCAGCTTCGTTTCCGCCTGTACCTTTTGCAATTAAACCACCCTGTGCCGCGCCAGCGGCAGATTGGCCAACGACACGCCCAGCTATTGACGCTGGTGCGCTTGCGATAACAGAAAGAGGCAGAACTGGCAACGTTTGCCCAACAGCCCTGCCGACAATTGACGCCTTTGGATTTGTCAATTCTGTTTGAGCTTCGATGGCTCTAATTTCGTCTGATTTGTTTTTAGTGAACGGAAGTCCGGCCCAGATGTCAGTTAGCCCGGCGCCTATGTTAATCGCCGCAGCCTCGACCGAGCCCATTTCTCGGAGGGCCTTAGCCTGAAAAGGGTTTGTTTTTTCCAGTTCAGCAAGCTTTGCATCTCTGTCAATTTCCGATTGCTTTGCATTAACGCTCTGAGATTGCTGCGCCGCGTACGCCTGGGCCATTTGTGGATTTATCGCTAGAAGCTTGTCGTATTTCGATTGATCAAAATCAGACGACTTCGGCGGCTCTTGCTCAGTGCTGATATCGGCCTCTACCGGCGCCCGCTTTCGTGCCTCGTACTGCTGTTTTGCAAACGCAAGTATCTTGGCTTTTGGCGCATCATCAGGCGCACGGAATTTTATTACCGATCCATCCGGCGCCTTAATTGAGTATTCTTTTGTGGCCACTATTCGATCACCTCAAAGCCTTCAAACTCATAAAATTCATCAGCAGAATCTTGCATTTCAGACTTCCTGCGCTTGCCTTCCGCGACCAAATCAGCAAGAGAATTTCCCTCATTAAGATATGTGACCGCATTCTCAAGGGCTTCTGCAGCTTTGGCTTGAGCCTCTTGGCGGTCTGTTATCCACTTGCGCAATGCCTTTGGCTCTTTTGTATCTGGCAGGGCGGTTGACAGTGCCATGCGCAACTCCCCCTCAGACAGCGCCCCGAAGGTTGTCATACTGACAACATCTAGGCCAAGCCTCCCGCGAACATTATCAAGCGTTTTTGAGGCCTCGTTAATCGATGGCAGGTACGATTGAATTTTGCCTGTGTTGGCCCCCTCGTCAATAGCTTTAATTGCTTCGTCGTACGTTGAAATAAGCGATCGAATTTTGCTGATCTTTGGAACCGCTTCGGAAATAAACCCTTGCGCCCCCTCTTGCTCTTTTTTAGCTCGAGTTGTCTCGGCCTCAATCTGAGGCTTAACGTCAAGCTCCTCATCCAAGCCTCCTCGCCGACGCTGGCCGTAAAGCTCGCGCTGTGCCCCAGCAAACTCCGATTCTGCCGCACGCAACTTCCCGCTCACCTGATCTTGCGGGATTTCTTGGCCGTACTCAAAATACTTCACGCTGCCATCATTACCGTATTGCGCAGTAATTCGGCCTCCTGCCAAAGATTCAGAGCGCGTAGAGACCTGCCTTAGATCCTGCCCCGCGTTAACAATTGATGAAAATTGCGCGATTCCAGCATCAAGACTTTGATCATCTAATTGCAATTTATCAAATGAATCAGCGCCAACACCTAAGTCATCAAGCACGTCGCGATCAATAGTATTTAAGTATGTTCTACGCTGCGCAAGCGGTACAGATTTAAGTTTTTGCGCATAATTTAGTAGTACCCCAGCTTTGCGCATTGACTGCTGCTGTTCTTGCGCTTGCCGTTGTTGATCGATCTGTTGCTGTTGCTGCTGAACCCTGAGCTGGTTCTGCTGATTTATGAGTGGCGAGGCCCGCATAGAATCGTAAGCAGCGGTAGTTTCCTGCAGTATGCGCGGCACGTTAATGTCTGGCGTGCGGGCTGCCATCAATGGAATATTTGGATCAATTGGCATTATGCATACCTCTGATTTGATTGCTGGCTAACCATGCCTACCTGCTGACCTCCAGCGGCGGTACTGTCGCCACCGCCAAATGCTCCAAAAATGGCCGGAAGAGCTTGTATTATTTGTGCGTTTTGGTTTGCTGTTGCTTGTTGCGCACCAATCAATCCTGCGGCTCGTGCATTTGCAGCTTGTGTGCCGTATTCGCCAATTGCCTCACCTGCCCGCTGACTATTGGCTCCAACCTGAGCAGCTGATGACTGACCAATGTTTGCAAGATTGAGTAGCTGTTGCTCGCGCTGAGCAAGCAGAGGCGATGCTGCCAGTAAATAGTTTTCCTGCAGCTGTGCGGATTGGTCGCCTGTACCAATTCGCCCTTGTGACGCGAGGCGCGCCGCTGTAGCCCTGTCTGCTGTGTTTAGCGACGCCTGAAACAATGGGTTTCCCTGCAGGTAATCCATTTGCGCCTGCGGATTTGTATTAAATTCCGTAAGCAAAGGCAAAGCTGACTCACCCGCTTGACGATACGGCGCAAGGTCAGATCTAAAAGTCTCCTCACGTGAACTTATTCCGGCTTGGGCGTCTGCCGCAGATTGCGCCTGCATTTTTGCGGCCTCCTTAGCTGTTTTTCTGCCTTTGTGCCCCTGATATGCTGCGTTAGCTACAGCTGCCCCCGCTATAACCGCGCCTGTAACTGCAGCCATTTATAAAGCCCTCTCGTATCGAGTCTCGATCAATTTGTACCCCATTTTATCATAAATACTTTTAACTGTTTGCGGCATTGATGACTCCATAAAAACCATTGACATTCTTTTGCAGCCCATTAGCTTTGCGTAATCTTCGCCAGCTTTCAGTAGCCTTATTCCGCAACTACCGCCCCTTGCGCTTGGCGAAACATACCAAGCCAGCTCGCATGCCGTTAACTCTGGGCTGCATAAGTTGTCGGCAGCCGCAATGATCATAAACCCGACAATCACCCCGCCACTCTCCGCAACTAAAATCATGTGGTTTTCATGGAGGTGCGCGAGCTTTTTAACTGTGTGATCGTGATCATACGCTAAATCTTGAGTTGAGCACCAAAACGCCTTGCACATTGCTAATACATCAAAAAGGTCTTTGTCTTCGGCTGGCCTGATCATGAAAAAAACCTCGTGTAAACAACCCTCGCAGTGACGCCTTCGCCGCCGCCGCCGATGGGATGGGCTGCGTGCATCATTTGCGAGGGGAATATCGCTACGGTGTTAACGTTAGCCTTTGCAAATCCTGTAACCCTCCAAGCGTCAACATCTTTCGAGTCGGCCGCGATAATGTCGATCGCCTCTTTTGCTGAAGGCGCAAAGCTAATGCCTGTGGCAGAATGAGTTACGAAAGCTGTGCCGCCGATTTCGGTCAAGTACAGCATTAGTGAATAGTCTCCCATTACTCCGTCATGATGGACGGGGTTTGGGCAGTGAACACCGGCAGGCGACGATCTAAAAAATTCGGTAACATTCATCGCGCTTCTACCGAGATGATTAAAGCAAACCTCGTCAATTTCAGCGCTAATAACATCTGGTACGCGACGGCAGATTAAGGGGTAAATAGTCCCGTCAAGCTCGTTCTCCTCGTCCGCAAATGGGCCGCATGCGACCTGCGCAAATGCTGCCCGTAATGCTCTCGGACTTAGCGTGTCTTTAATTATTGTAATCATGCGGGCACCGTATTGCCGAAGATGTGATAGTTAAATGTGCTAGCGCCATCACCTTGTACCCGCAGTGAGTCGCCAGCGCTCAAGCCGCCAATGGCCTCGAAAACTATTTTAGACTTGCCGGCCCCTGCAGGCAATTTTACTTTAGTGAGCAGCCTTTGTGTTGCGCCAGCATACGCGAACACGCTAACAGCAGTTACAGTTGCGCCCGCGTTAGTTAGCACCATGTTTGCAATCGTTGCGGTGGTTCCAGTGCCGACGCTAACGCATGTTGCGAGTGTTGTCCCGCTAACAGAGCCTGACCCTATTCTGTAGATGCTCACAGCTAGACCTCATTCAGAATGAAAATATCGAATTCAGCCGAAACGCTAGCCGTCCCAGCAGAAACTTTGGCCATAAAGCCTATATCTGTTGGCCCGACGTAGGGGCCAAATGGCACTTCAATCCCACCAAAAACCTCAATGCTGCCACCGGCCACGCCGGCCACTACGCTTTGCGCCTCCATTGGCGAATATGGTGCCGCCGTCTGGTCTGCGTTAGCACGAGAGAAAAAAACCAAATCAATCGTTTTGCCGCTGTCCACGCTTAAATTTCTTAATTTTACATAGCCAGTCGAACCGGCTGGAACTGTGTATGCCGCAATCTCAGACCGCCCTTTTGGAAATGCTGTGGCGTCTATTGTCGCCCAATCAGTTCCGCCGCTAGCGTTTTCTATTGTTATGGATCCCGCGTGAGAACCTGCTGAACTGGTCGCATACGTACCGCTACCCTCGACGCTTACGCGAAAAACTCGCGCAAATAATCCTGTAGTTGCCGCTGATGCTGACGCCCCGGCAGTTGCAACACTCTCACTCAACAGATTAAACGACGCATCGAGGCCTTCTATTAAAACAGACCTCGCCCCGCTTCCTGCCGCCGTGTCATTTGCATTTCCCCCTGCTTTTATTCTTAATGCCGTGGCGGCAGATGATTGAGGCGTTCTGTATATCCCACCAATCGACAAAGGCACGTAAGTAGTCCCAACGGCTGGGTTTCGCCCAAATTTCTTTATTTCGGTAAATCCCGAAACAAGGCCGCGTGCCATATCTAGCCATGTTAGGGTTTGCCTAACGACTATTGCGTCACTGTCCAGCGCTATAGGTTGATTCAGTGGCGCCGTCGGCTGTCTAAAAACCCCGTAATATGTGGATAGCTGGAATGTAGCCTGCGGCGTTGCTGAGTTTACAAAGCGCGCACGGAAATATCGCGGGCCTTTTACTGCTGTGTGGAACTCGTGAATATTTGCCTTTACTTCATAACCAGAAGTCGGGAACGTTCGCCAATTTGTGCCATCCACGGAAAAATCAAAAAACAGCGTACCGTCCGTATCTGAAAAACACGACGACATAACATCTGCTATTGGGTTTAGTTCTGCGGCGCCGGTAAATGTTGCACTGGTACCAAGCGGAGCGGTGCTTGTGTTGCCTATCGACGCTATACCATTGCTCGGGTTTGAGATGTATGTCATTGAATTACCCACTGATTAAATTCAACTAGATACACGATATTAACACAATCGCCATTTGCATAGATAAACGAGCTACTGGCGCCGTTTATATTGCCGGCAATTTCGACAAGAAAATGGCCGCCGTACACCTGTACGTAAACGCTCTCGTTATCATCTGGGGTTGCGTTTAACGTAACAACCGTTGCTGCTGTACATCTCACAAACTCATTGCCAGAGGTTGTGTGCGCTCCAGATGCTAACACCTCCGCGTGATCGTCGCCGTTCAGTATTGAAATTGCTGGCGACATCACCCCGTAAACGTCAGGGATGCCTTTTACTTGCGTTTGGCTAGTGCCAGTTTGACTTTGAAATTGCTGCAAAATATTCTCAAGCAGCGACAAATAGCGGTCAACCTCGCCCCCCTTGAATGCGCTGGGCCTTGATCTTGCCAACGTTAAAGCCTGAATATTTGAGTTTGCCATTAGTGGCCAGCCTCTCGCAAATAGATACACGCTGAAAATATTGTAAAGCTGCTTATAAAATCAGTTGATCGAAGCTTAAACACCGCGCGCCTAAATTGTTTCATCAAGTGCAGCTCTACCGGCAGCGTGTAATCGCCCCTAGTACCAAGCTCTAAAATGTACTCTTTGCCCCAAGTATACCCGCCGTCAAATGACGGTATGACAGATATTTTAGGGTTGGGCGTTGAAACTATAGTTGTTGCAACTCCCGTCTCAACAGATAAGACTAATTTTGACATTTCCATTAGCTGCTGAGGCTTTCCAAAATCATCGCCCGATAAAACAGAAATTGTGCGCTCTTTTAGAATGCCTCTACCGCTGTTAAAAAACTGGTCAGGGGTTAGCTTCCAGATTAGCGCGCCACGGGTGTCAAAGCCGATAATCTCGCCAAAGGCTTCGACGAACGAATCGACAAACCACGCCCCGTCATCAATGTCCGCCAGCTCAAGCCATGCTTCTGAATTTTCGGAATAAACCCACACCTCAGATTCGCCGCGAAAATTAAAAATAATAAATTTGTGCCCATTAAGATTTACGCGATTAGCTACAACTTTGGTTAAATCCAGCGATTTAAAATGCGACGCAATTACTGGGTTGGTAATTTCTTCGGCCGTGAATGATGAGACCCTATACCCATGCCCATCACTGCCGATGAAGTACATAAATTTATCGGTATTTGCGACAGTGTAAGGGCTTTTTATGCCTACGTTTTCAATGATCCCGCCATTCATTCGCGCAAGTGGCGGCGCTCCAGCACCGACATCCTGCCACGGCTCTATACTGTTTTCTCCAAATACATACACCACCTGATTAAATACATACATGGTCACGGTCGTATCTGGCGACGAGCGAGCATAGAACACGTTAGCCGAATCAAAGCTTGCGGCCAGTACGTCGCCAACGCTTATAGCTTGATCGTCGCCGTTTAGCAGGAAGCGCTCGTTCAAAAAATCGCAGCATGTAGGGTTAAATGTTACCGCTGCTAGCTCTGTTATCGTCGTGCCGTCATAGATGAATGGGGTCGAGCCAACACAGCACAGCATTAACTCGCCGTTATCTGTGAATACTGCCCTAGCGTCACCTGCAGCACTAATAGCTCCTATCACGGTTGTGTTGTAGGATGAATCCATACTGACAAGCTCATCCCCAAGCACCGCGTACACCAAACCCTTCCAGAAATAAGAGCCCCTGAAATACTCAAGAGAACCGGCAAGACTTGATGTTACAACCTCTATGCCAGGCCATGAATGCATAACACTCTCACTCATGCCAGTCGGCGTATTTTCTGGATATAAATTTATGCTACGCTGAGACGAAAGCGGGATAACTCTACTGCTGTATGATGCGCCATTTGTTCTCAGTTGCACTGCTGTATAGCGTGACGTTCTCGCCATTATGGTATGCACCCCACTATATGCTGAGTTGGTAGCGTGCCATAGCCTAGCATATCCGCATCCTCATTAGCCTTGAGGATGGCAGATTGAAACAAGTTTCCCCAGTACGTAACCTGTTCAATTTCACCAGCGTACTGAAATGCGGCGGCCATCGCGCCATAAAAATACACGTTAGGGTAATTGGTTAAAATATCGTTAACGGGGGCTGCGTCAGATAGCGGCGTTAGCAGTGCGTAGTATTCAAATTTAAAGTTATACTGCTTGTCTGGCTCAACATCCAAAATTATTGCGCTGGTTAGCGCATAGGCTGTCGGCCTGCCTGTCTCGCCATTATCCGGTATTTGAGCTAGCGGGATTTTCTTTAGTCGATAAAAAACGCCATCAATCTCAACTGAAACATTCCTAAACTCAATAAGCCCAGCTGGAAACGCTATTGACTTGACGCTAAACATAGATTGCAGTTCAGTCTGCATTTCGGGCACGCGAAGTCCGGCCGTGCCTCGGTACATGTGAGACTCAGCAAGGGCAATACAGTCCGCTGCGTGCTCCTGTATGTCGTCGCGATGTGACCATTTTACAACCTGCTGTTGCAAATTTGCGTAGTTATCTAAGGGCATTTTGCACCTATAAAAAAAAGGGGCTTTCACCCCCTTATTGTATCACTACTTTTAGAGATCTGCCCCAAACTCAGCAGAAACGTCTAGATTTACGGGTTTTTCCGTTTTGCTAGATTTTGCTTTTGCAGGTTTTTGGTGTTCCTCCAAAGGCTCCAGCCAAGAGCACTCGAAATCTTTGCCATGCTCTTTTTTGTAGTCGGCAAGCCAATCATCGGAGATCTCGAACTTGTCACCTTCTTTGCGCAGCTTGTCAAGAATGTAACCTTTGTCAATAGCTTTAAATAACATTTAAAACCTCCATTAGGTGATTGAATAGCCTATCGGCAAATTGCTGGTTTCTGTTGATACGTCGCAGGCGGGTTTCCATTCAGCAGTAACAGTGACAGACGGAGTGGTACCGCCAAGGGTTAGCCTGCCACGAACATACTGCTCAATGCCAAGCGGGGCGGGAACCCACACTTTAGCGCCAACGGTAAGAGCAGAACCGGCAACGGTCAGGCTGGTCAGCGCTGTAGCGCTACCAAACGCCGAATCGTTATCTGTTTCGATGCTGAATGCGTACGTCTCGTTGCCTGATGCCGTATCTGCCGCCACGTCAACAGTGTACAGAATCCCGAACGGTTCGCCACGATTTGAGCCGTAAACTGAACCGGTATTGTAGCTGTTAGTGGTTGCTGCAGTTGCGGTAAACGCCTGAGCGTTTGATAGTGTTGCTTGATAATCAGTAATCATGAGTCGTCCCCTTAAACTACTAATGCTTCGGTTGATAAAATACCATCGCACAAACGCAATGGAACGCCTCTGAACTCGGTGCGCATAACGCCCTCAACTTCACGCGAAGTAAAGTAAGCGTTTGATTTCTCAACGCCCTCGAGGTCGAGAATCTGGCCGCCGTCGCGATTCATATAGAAGCCAAAATTGATGCCGGCCGCTTTCAATGATGGCACTCGACGCATTGCGCGAATCATTAAATTAATAATGCCTGCGTTTGCCGGATCGGCAAGGCTCGCCGATACGTCGATATTGCAAATGCGCACAGCATAGCGCCAGTCCTCAACAGCAATGCCGCCAGCCATGTCGTACAGATCACGGTGGGCCATATAGCTGTTGCCATCGGCGTCATTGATCGGGTGAACGCCCTGATCTTGATGGCGAACACCTGATCCGTAACCCTCCGGCAAAACGCCATAAATTGCACGGCGACCCAAGCCAATGAGCCATATTGAAGTATTATCTGCGCCAACGCCGCCAGCTTTCAGGATGTTCTGACCATTTCCTGCCGATGTTGAGCCGTAGCGAGTCGCTAAACCCACCAAACCTTCAGGATCAGCTGCTGTGCCGTAAAACAACTCTGTTGAAAAGTCGTTAGACAGCGCTGACATAGCCGACATCATTTCGGTGCCGCGGAGCTCTTTACCGTTTGGCATGCGGGTGTCTGTCAATCCAAGGGTTTCAAGGATCGCAGTGCCTTCCTTTTGGGTCACGGTTGCAGACTTTCCGGCAGGCGTGCCCTTGTTCATTTGAGCCCAGTAAGTAGGGTTCAGTCCAACACGCATACCGATCTCGTGAGTTGTGCCTTTGTTTGCGTCGACATAAGGCATATCGCCAAGAATATCATTTGTTTCTGCGAGCAATTCTGCAATTTGCATCGCGCGTTTTTTGCTATCACCTGTCAATCGATTTGCGCGATCAACAAGCGTCAAGTAACTTCCGCCTAAAATGGCCATATTTTAACCCTCTAGCTAAAGAATAAGTCTTCTAATGATTCGCCTCGGCTCTGTGTGGTCTTGGCGGTTGATTTTGATGATTTGAAAATCTTCACCTTTTTTCGCTTCGCCTCAGCGCTTTTTGGTGCCTGCTTCAATCGTGCTAACTCAATAATTGCCGCCATGACTTTTGCAGATGTTAGATTGCGTGAATCACTTTCAGTGAAGCCACTATCTCTTGCAAAAGCCTGATAGAGCTTTATATCGCCGGCTTTCTTTTCTTGATCGCTCCAGCCCAGTAATTCAACCAATTGCGTTTGCTGTTCGGCTAAGTATTCGCTTCGCGTTTCGGCGGCCTTAGCTTTAATTGCATCCACTTTTGCAGCTCGCTCGTTGCGCTCTTCTTTGACGCGCAAATACTCGCTGTAGTCGTCTTTCTTGAGTTGGTCTAGATCAATATCATCAAGATCCCCAATAGCTAACTTTTTCAAGTCATTCTCGGCTGCCTCAAGCACGTTAAGTGCCTCATTTAGCTTAGAATCTTTAGCTTCGTACGCCTTGCGCTGTTCAGCGAGGGCGGTAGTTTTTTTGGTGTAATCCTGCTCGCGGAATTGAGACTTTAGAGCCTTCTTGATTTCGTCAAGGGTGACTTCTTTGCCGTCTATTTCAACAACATCTAGTTCCTCTTCGTCATCGCCAAGCTCTTCGTCACCTTCCTCGGTGCCCTCCAGCTCCTCACCTTCGGGTTCTTCGACATTTTCTGTTTCGCTAGTCTCCTCGGGTGTTCCTTCGGAATCTTCAGAGAAAAACAAGTTTTCATCTAATGTCATGTTGCTTATCGCTTATGTAAGTTGTTTGTTTTGGCTATCAAGTTGGCGCTCCTGATAGCTTCCTCGGACATTTTACCTGTTTGTATGGCTTGTAGCAAATGTTGTTCAAAAATGTCAACCTCTTTTAGAGTTCTGTGTATTTCTTTTCGCTCGTAGTCGCCGCCGTGGGCCGGTGTATTTCGAAAATTCTCGAACAGTTGAGCGCGGCGGTACATAAAGTACTGTTTGATTATCGGGTTATTGAGCAGGCGCTCCGCCTCCTCTCCTACTGCAATGTCATTTGCTAATTGGTTTCTATCCATCAATAAGATCTCCTGGTACGTTAACGCCGTATTTTAGTTGAAGCTCTGTCAAGTCTTTAATGTAGTTATCGCGGAATTGCTTATTCTCATTTGTAAACGTCATATTGAACTGACGCTCCTCTTCTCGAAGCTTTGCAACTGCAATCGTGTCTTTATTGTTCGCCTCGGCCAGCCTGGCTTGCGCCTTTATCGTTTCTGCTTCGGCTAGTGGGTTTGTTTGTACCTGCTGCTGAAGCTGCGCAACCAGCGCCGTTAATTGCTCCACTTGGGCCTGCGCGGTTGCCGCCGGTATCTCTGGATTATTGAAATACTCGGCGTTATTGTGCACGTTCATAGACGCCAGTATCTTTGTTAGCGTGTTGTAGATTTTCGCATCATCAACAATAGTAGAACCTGCGCTTTTCAGTTCTTTTTGTGTTTGCAATATCACGCCAAGATTGCTTATAAGCTCTTGAGTGTCGCCGGAGCCAAGACCAATGTTTGAGCTAATCCGCGACGCGTAGCGCCAATCACTCGGGTTGTATGCGATTTGTTCGCCTAGAATTGTCTCTTCTAGCAGGGAGTCTTGATGATGTCGCACTAGCCACTCCATGCCTAGGTACAATTTCCTAATGCCTGTCTCGACGTAGTTGCGCACAACCAATTCAAGTTTTGCTGCGCCCTCACTACTGACACCATTAAAGCGCGTAGCCGTCTCATTATAAATATCATCACGATTAAGGCCTTGCGACGCCATGAGTGCACCAGTCGTCTGCGCTCTTGTGAAATCCATGTACTCAATAATCTGCAGTGTTTCTGCTGCTATGCTAGGCGTCACTAGCGGCATTATTGACGCTTGCGGCTGCCCGTTAACGCGCACAATCCCATTTACGCGACGGTTAACTATGTCGTCCATATTAACGCTGCCAAGCTCGCGATTAATATTGATGGCGGTCATAGGCTTGTTGACTGAGGCAATGTTGTTAAACATACCTCGCAACATTAGCGATTTTTGGCGTTGAGTTTCTCGTGTTACGCTAATGCGACTTTGCCCGATAACTTGTCCTGGCATTGGGTACCCAGATAAAACCGCGTAATTAACATGGTCAAACGGCTCATCATCTATTATTGTTTCGCCTACCGACATTATTCGGCGGCGCTCAAGGTGCCCAGATGACGTGCAGAATTTCACACACGCGGTTACTAGCTCGACCTCATCCATGTACCAAAGCGGGGTTTGGTCGTGCTGGTCGTCGCCGTTGATCGCGCCCAATTGCTTATCCTGAATACTGCGATTACTTCCAGCTGAATCCTGAGAATAAGCAAAGCCATTGCTTAGCGTTAGTGTCTCAACAAGCTTTTTGCTTATACCAATAGATATTAAGTATCCTTTGGTCACTCGCGACCTATGCCCAACAAACTCGCAGTCGTCAATCGTAGGGCCGCCGCGAGTGATTAAAAAATCGTCTGGGTGAATGTATTCGATCTTGTATTTTGTAGTCTCGCGGAACACATGCACATCAATGTCGAACCGGTCTTGATCATCCGTGTCGCCAGTGACTTCAACTCGAGAAATCTTGTCTGACTCCTCAAAATTGCTGACGATTGCATTAAGCTCAATTTTAGTGATTCCCTCATAGCGCAATATTTCGCGCTCTTCCGATTCCTCAGCGTAATACGTAACCGCTGCAAAATTGTATATTTCTGCTGCCTTTAGCCAATCGTACATCAATTTGTAGCTGCACTCTTGGCCTAAAACCAGCTTATTAATCAGCTTTGTTTTCTGCTGAGCCTCAAGGATTTTCCCTTCGTCGTCTGGATTATCGGCCGTGAATTCCATAATGTTTGCGCCGCCAAGAATCGCTCGCACGATGCCAGGCATATCACTTTCCACTACATCGAAACAATCAGAACTAACAGCCGCTGACTCGTTCGGCAGTTCATTGCCCATTGGGTTGCGCAAGTAGTAGTCGATATTTAGCTCGTTCTCGACATTGAGCCGATCAACATACTCTGTGGCGGACGCCAAGAGCTGCTTGTATGCCTGATATTCCAAGCTGTTTTCTTTCACGCTATATGCTCCGTCGGGATGTTTAAATCGCCCCAATCTATTGACAATGGAGCCGTATTGAATGTGCCCATCATAACACTATCAGCGATGTTGGGCGACGGCACCACTATTCTGTCGCCGTTTGGCATTGATATACCTTTGCGCATTTCTTGTTTTGTGTAAAGTTCAATGTGACCAGTATTGTTTGTGGGCTTTTTCGGTAACCGGCACAGCTCTGCTTTGAGCTTTTGCAGCATTGTTATTTTTGAGCTAAACGAAATCAGCTCGTCAGGGTTAGTGTATTTCTTCTGCTCTACCGCTTCCCACGTTTTACGCATTCGCTCTGCTAGGTTGATATAGCCTTGGGCGCGCTTGTTTCGGAATGCGTCTTTGTTTTTAACCTTGCCCTTGATGTTTGAGTAATACTCTGCCGATTCTCCAAAGTATTGGTCTGGATTTTCTGGAGAGTTTGAGCCTTTGAACATTAGCTGCTCAACTTTGGTACCCTTGAATGCGCGCTCGACGTTATCGCGTAAAGTTGCGCCAAGCCCATCACAGTCCCATCTAAAGTAATCCGCCTTGTGCTGCCGTGCCATCCCGCACGCTATGTCGCACGCTCGGTTTCCGTTCTCTGCATCAATCTCTCCAGCGTCAATGTAAACATTGCCATGCCGCACAGCGTAGCCGTTCGGGTCGTCGCCAGTGTCGGCGGGATCAAAGGCAAGCACAATGGCGCCGGTAGGCTCAAAGCCAAGTTTTAAGTGCGCATCAACGCACGCCTCAAACCATTCTTCTTTGATCACGCCATTCTCGATATCATCATTGAAACCGCCCTCCCAAATCCAGTTGAAGCGCGTTTTACTCATGCGCTTAGCTTTGACTTTGGCCTTGTCTTTTTCAAGCTCAATGCGCAACGATTCGTCGTGCATGAACCACGGATTATCTTTGTATGTTGTTTTGATTATCAAGTGGTATTCGTCCTCATAAATCCCGCACCTATCAAGCTCGGCTTGATATGGGTTTATGAATTCAACGCTCATTGGGTCAGTTATAGATTCAGGATTCCACACATACCAAAGTTCAGCGCCGTCAACATCACGAAGTGTTGGCCCTAGTACGTCAATCGTTTGGCGCTTTGTTCTCGCAGCCTCTTCCATTACAAAGTACTTGAACTCGAACGACCCCTTGAAATCGATCATGTTTTGCATACCGCCAAATGCAAACCTTCCGCCGCTTCTATGTCGTATTTCGCCCCTTGACTCTACGCACCTAAACCCCGCCATTCCAAGCTTTGATATTCGCCCCTCTACTCCAGAATAAATCGACTCTTTGATGGACTTCATGCGCTCGCGTATGCCGTAAACTTTGGAACCGCACGAATTAACGTCACCAATAAGCAGATCGCATGCCATTGTGGTTTTCATTCCTGCGCGTCCGCCATATGCGCATTTGTACTTCTTGTGAGTTGTCAACCACGGCTCGAATACTTTAGCTATGATGATGTTCGGCTCATCGTCGACTTGCTCGACGTTCCCAATTGTTCCGCGCCATTTGCGTATATAGTGATTGCTGCCGTCCTCATTGAGTCGGTCAACAATGCCGTACACAGAAGGCTCAAGCCTGCCCGCGCTGGCCATAACCAGAGGTTCAAGTCGATCAAGCCTATCTAGTAGACTCACGACCGCATAGCCTCCTCAATTTTAGCAATCCGGTCTTTTATTTCGGTGTTGACTTCAATGTCAATAGCACTGCGAATCGCTGTGATTATCTGAGTGCCAACGTCAGGCGGTATTTCGCCACAGGAAATTGCCGTGAGTATTTGCGCGACTTGCTCAACTGGTGTGCCACTGCTATTAAAGTCGAATTCAACATCTGGCAGAGTTGCCTTTTTTGTTGGCGAAAACCGAGATAGCAGCTCTTTTAAAGCAAAACTGTCAGAGCGGTCTAGGGCTCTGCTTAGGAGCTGATCATAAAAATCGTCTTCCGTCATTTTTATGCGCTTCATTGCCGCAAGAATTTTCACCCTCTCAGATATGCCCCTTCCTTTGCGCACTGACGGCTGATGTTCAGAGCTAAACCTTGCCATAATCCACCGCTATACTTTCGTTAAAATCGGCATAATTAATTATTACCCCATTATAGGATAGCACCACAGCCCAGATGGCGGCGTTGCCTGCACTTTAAATGTAAATGCAATTTGCTGATAAGGCTGAAGCGCAATTGTGTCTGTAACCGGCGCTGAGCCTTTCGGTTCAACAGTTACAGATATTGAAATTGCCGCACCTGTGTTGTTATACATGGCGCGGTAGAGTGTATCCCCTGCTGCGGTGACGGGAATCATTGGGCCGATGTCATCTGATGCCATTTTTATAGTCCTATGCTTAGAGAGATTGATATTTTTTCGTAAGTGTACCCGCCAGATCCTCCTGCGGAAAACTCATAAGCCCCAGCGGCGCCAGCTCCGCTATTGCTGCGCGCCACGCCATCTAGGTCAAATGATAGCACAGCCATTCCAGATGGCACTCGGTTTAGCATTTCTGTCGCCGCTGCTGTCAAGTGGTAGTCGCCACCAACCGCCGGTACAGCTCTCGGTGTTGTCGTCCAGTTTACAAACTGATCCATAAGTTGCGTTTGCGTATAGCCTTCCGCGAGCAGATTTGGCGAGCTTGATGACAGCCAATAACTGCCGAGGTATTGATCTGCTGATGTGTTTTCCGGAAGCTCACCTGCGCTTCTTCGCGTATTTCCGAACAGCGAAACGTTTCCGACGTTCCCTACGCTGTATTCATACGCCCAGTTGCCAACTGAACCGCTGCCGTCACCCAAATTAAATCGATCATCTTTAATATTGTAGTTGTCGTAGATCGAGTATTTTGATACGCCGCGTTTTTGCACGCCGTTTGGCGCTATTTTTGTAGCTATAGCGTCGTTGTACATGCGTGAGCAGCGGTCGCCGACAGCTGTGTTGTGATAGTCAATATAGTTCGTAATCGTCGTCAAATCGCCGTCTGCATAGGCGTTCATACAGATAACGCTAACGCCAGCTTCATATTCGTAGACGTTTTGAATATTGGCAACGCCAACATTTACAGTGTTTAAACTTGTGGTGTTTAGATTCAGCTGTCTCAGCCTGTTATTGTAAATAACACGCCCGTGATTTCCGGCCGTTGACCCAGTATCATCAAGCCCATAATCAGGGATGTCACAACCAACAATAGATTGAGGATAACTGGTTGTCCCATCGTCTTTTGGGTGGCTGTCTCTATTCGCAGAAACAACCCCTGCGAATAGTGGGATAGCTCTGTCGGTTGGTCCTAATCCGTTTACTGCGAAATCAATAGCGTTTCCACCGTCGAGCGTAACGTTTCTAAAATAGCGATAAGAGTGCCAGCCGATACCGTTTTTGTTTAACGAGTTATTTAGCGTTACATCCTCGAAATAAACATTCGTTGCCGGGGTTCCTGTGGTCGAGTATCCAACGTGCAGGTATGCAGAGGCTCCCGCTTTGTACGTCAAACCCCGCCAAAGCGTGTTAGATGCCAAGCTAACCTGCACCGTGGCCTCTACCGTGATTGCTGCGTTTGCTAGCGGGTCAGACTCAACAACACAGCGCCCTGTACCTGGGAAATTGCCGCTAGCTACTCCTATGGGGTAAGTTACAGGTGATCCGCTATCGTTAATAAAACGAATCGTAGCGCCGCCGAAATCGTTATGGCTCTTGTTTGTATTGTTCCACGCTCTAACGGCGGTAAACGCCGCAGTTAGCGTAGCGTATGGGGTTGTTTTTGCTGTAGCTGGGTCGGATGACACGGCAGGAGTGCCAGCGCCAACGCCGTTAACATACGCGAATGCACCCCCGTAAGCGCCATTGCGGTCACAGAACACGCGCAGCGGTGTGTGTGGCAGAGCTGTAGGCCAAGCTGCGCCATCAACATCAAGATTCATAATTGCAGATGAGTCACCGATCCACGGATACAGCTTGGCATTAACTTTGCTAAATCCTCCTTGAGTTTGACCGCCCATATTTAGCGTAGCCGAATGACACTCAGGCGGAAAGCCTTGAGTAACCAGTGTTGAAATTGCTGTGGAGTTGCTAAACACGCTAGCACTCTGCGTAACCCCATCCGTCACATAAAACTCAACACACGCCACTTGGCGACCATTTCGCGCGGTGTCAGATGCTGGCACAAACTCAACGTAAACGTTGTTTGTTGTTTCAGTGTCGCCGTTAAAATTTAGCCAGCTGCCGAATGGCTTTTTATACGCCAGAGTGCTGCTGTTAGTTGCTGTAACTGTGTCAGCGTTAGCCCCTGTATAAAACCCTGCTGCAATTCCAGCCGTAACGATTGTGGTGCCGCTGTAGATCCAGTCATCTAACGAAATGTACAGCGTTAGATTGCTTCCGTCAGTTGTAATGAGGCGCTGGTCGCCGTTGGGGTGAGTGCGATGTAAAAACGTCTGCCCTGTAATTGTGCGGCTAACGGTGGTAGTTGCGCCATTAGCCAAAAAACCTGGATCTTGAACTGTAAACGTTAACTTTGACGCATCTAGCGTACCGGCGGTGCTAGTTATCCCATCCAGCACAACAATGGCCACCCAGCCATTGCCGCTTGGGCCGATCCCGCCTTGTGGGTCGATTGCCGTACTGTCTGCAATCGTTATGCTGATTAGGTCGCCAGTTGCCATGATGTTGCCCGCTAAATATTTCCCCCATTCTAATCCAGCTTAGCCATGGGTGCCACTGGCACAGCCAAAAATTCACAAAACCCCGCAATATGCGCCAGTTTGTCGCTTTTCTAACTTTTCTAACTTTTCTAACCTGCCTTTAGAACCAAGTTAGAAAAAAGTTGCCTAGTGCCACGTGGCTTAGCGGGGAGTTTTCTTATTTTCTTATTTTTATTATATATATAAAGATATAAAGATATATATATATATAAGAAAGAAAGGGGGGGGTAGGTAAGTAAGAACTAAAGGGGGTGCGTCAGAAAAGTTAGAAAAGTTAGAAAATAAGAAAACTCTTCTGTAGCCTTAGTGCCACGCGGGTTTCGTTTTCTAACTTGAAGTTAGAAAAAAGTTAGAAATGAGAAACCAGCAAAACGGCTTTTCTAACTTTTCTAACTTTTCTAACTTTTCTAACCTGTAAGTTAGAAAAAAGTTTCTTAGTGCCACGCGGCCTAGCGGGGAGTTTTCTAACTTTTCTAACTTTTCTAACTTATTTTGAAAAATAGAAAATAAGAGCTTGCATTATGCGTAACGTGGCGCCATAATGTCATCACTGGATCGGATGACCGACCAGACAACCAAGAGCTATAAATATGAAGTTCATTCACGCACTAAACAAAAACATCTATATGCCAATCCGTCCAGTAGTTGGCGGAGTTGAGTTTAAAGTTCAGGAGACTGGCGAGGTAAAGGTTTTAACAGATCATCAAATCGTAAAATTGCTATCAAAGGCTGGCGAGCAGTGACCAGCCACAAGGGCGAACCCGCGCCCACCCCAAACGCCCAGCGCCAGCGCGATTTTAGGGCGAAGAAGAAAGCTGCGCAGCTGCATGAGGTTCGCGGCATATTTGCAACGATCGAGCATGAAGCGCTGATTAAGGCTTTCGCTCAACAACTAACCAATCAAGAGAGAGCAAAACCATGACTAAATTCCCAATTCCAATAGAGGTGCACGCGTCGCCAGAAGCTGGCGCCATGCCATCAATCCCCGCCGTTTTCGGCGATGACAACCTGCGAGCACTTTTTGAGCAGGTGCGCGAAGAAGTGGCGCATGAGGTGCCCGACGTTGAAACTCTGGAGGGCCGCGCGCGCATTCGTTCAAATGCGGCAAAAGTGGCATCCTCAAAAACGGCGATAGACAAGCCGATAAGGGATTATTTGCGAGAAATGAAATCAATCCCGAAGATTTTAGAGAAGAGTGCCCGCGAAAGTGTTGAGCGGTTTGATGATCTTAAAGCTGAACTGATGGCGCCCCTTGAGATTGCACAAGAGCATCAACTACGGCAGCTGGAAAAATTAGCTGTGGTGGTTTCTCGCTGCGCTGAACGCGACGCGTTCTCCCAAGGGGTTGACGCGATGCTTGAGTGGGCCAAGACTGTGGACGTAGAAAGTTTTTGGCCAGAGCTACAGAAAAAAGCCAAAGTCGCGCGTGATGCAGCGGTGACGGTAGCCACTGACGCGCTAGAAAGATTAGAGCGTGAGGAGGTCCAAGCCGCTGAGCTTAAACGCCTGCAAGCGGAAGCCGCAGAGCGTGAGCGCATAGATCGTGAGCGCCAAATAGCAGAGCGCGCAGCGGAACAAGCGCGAGAACAAGAGCGCGCACGCGCACAGCAGGAGCGCGAGCAACTAGAGCGCCGCGCAGTTGAGGCCAAGCAGCGTGAAGAAGCTCAAAAGCTTGAGGCTGAGCGACAAAAGTCGGCAGCCGAGCGCGCAGAAGCTCTGCGCGAGCAACAACAGAAAGAAGCAGAAGCAAGAGCGGCGGCTGAAGCAGAGCGCGCAAAAGCCGCAGCGCTAGCGCAAGCAGAAAAGGCGCGCGAAGATGAGCGTAAGCGCATAGCTGAGGAAGAGGCGCAGCACGCGGCAGAAGCCAAGCGACGCGAAGAAGACAAGGCGCACAGAATTAAAATAAACCGTGCTGCTCTAGTTGCGCTAATGACGTGCGGAATTGATGAAGACGCCGCCAAAGCGGTTGTCATCGCTATCGCAAAAGGTAGCATCCCGAACGTTAAAATATTTTATTGAGAACAAGACTATGCAGACAATCATAGCAAAAACCCTGCCCGATTTAATTAAAATTGGCGGCGGCGCGAGGTTCCTAAGCGTGAAACGCTTGGCCGGCAAAAAATATTGGGTAGGAGTGCTCGCATAATGAAAAAAATTGATTTTGAAGTTGGCCGCGCCCGCGCAGCGCGAAGAGTTGCACAAGAGCGCTTAACATGGCTTGGCGTGCAAGGCCTGGGCTTGGGCGACGAAGAGTATGACAAGTGCTTTTCTGAGGTGCGGCACTTAGCGCGCGAAGCCAAAAACTTGGCGGCTTACAGGGATAAATGTAAAAAGGATTTGCGTCAGTAGCTATAACGTATTATAATCGGCCAACCTTGGTTGGTTGGTGTTTCTTAAAATTTAACCGCGCTTAAAACACGCGGTTTTTTTTCGTCTTAAATAAAGTTGTTTGAATTTCTATAG